CTTACTGACCTTAGTCCTATGCTGGCACTAACGATCCCACCAAGGGAAATTTGATACCACTGTGGCATTGATTCAAGGGCTACAAAGCCATTAGCTACTACATCTTCTGCCCAAGCAAAAGGTAAGAACGCAAGTACAAGTGGCACCGAGAATAGAAGTGTAATCCATTCATCTTTCCAAGAGTTCTCCGTAGCTTTTATAGCCGCTAAGTCCCAATCAATCTCCCCAGTTAATTGCTTTTTCCTAATCTCTGCCTCAGTTAGCTTGAGTTGTGTCTTACCATCAATTATACTCGTAGCTAACCCTGAGAGACTGCTAATAATTGCTCCTATCATTATATATCTTCCTTACTTCTCATGTGACAACCAGACGGAAAATGCTCCCGTGATTGCGCCTGTTACAGTTGCAGTTAGTGCTGTGGCCTGTGAAGTCATTGCATCAGGTGGTAAATTCATAAACCAGAATAGTACCTCTATATACATATAGGTCATAACCAGCATCATAATACGTGGCATGATTTTCCAGTGTAGAAATCTTTCCATAGTGACTGTCATTCATCGTCCTTTCAATCCATCTATGATTTCTTGTGCAGAAGGTCTACGTTTCTTAAAGTCGTATACACACTCAAAACTCTGAGGGCATTGTCTGTAAGCAGCCCCGTACTCATATTTAGGTATCAAAGGTGTAGGGAAGAACGTAGCAGATGATCCGTTAGGTCCACGATACCAACATTGTTGAACGCCCATTATGCTAACCCGTTTCCACAGCTTACATATAACCATTCGGGGTTCTTTAGCTTCTAGTACCCCTACAGTGAAAATTAAGGCTACACAAAACCAAAATGCCTTTACCACGAACCCGTGCCTACCCCAATTAAATATACCCCACCAAAAACAACGACGAGAATACCAAGTGAAAGTGCAAACATAGCCATGTTGTTTACAATCTGTTTCTTAGCTTCCATAGCCTTGTAGACAGTCTCTTCTCTTTCTTTCCTGATCTGCCTTCTTAGCTTGATCATTTCATCCCAAGTTTTAGGTCCAAATCTCATATTTAAAAGGAACATCAATTCCTTCTGCTGGGCCGCTAACTTTTTCTTATGGACAATTATGTCGAAGGCTTCCTTTTCTATACTGTCAGCAGACGTTAGCTTTTGTATAGTTGAGGGTGACTTTCTTTGTTGCTCTGCTTTATGAAGGTCAGAGGCGGCTCCAAACCACTCTCCTAGCTGCCCCATAACGTCTTCTATCTCTCTGCCATGTTGGACTAGTTTCTTAGTCATTGTGAAGGCGGCAGTACAGGCTGATATGGCCGTTATGGGGTCTAGCATTAGTCTTTCTCCATTACCACTAGCATCCTTTCAAGGGATTCTTTAATTCCCTTTATGTTTTCTTCTATCTTTCCTAGCTGCACGGCTTGGGTAATTGAGGATGTTTCAACAGCCTTAACATCGGCACTTATTCTAACTATAGAGGACGAGTTAGCATCTACGTCTGCCCTCATCTGTGATATACTCCAAACTATCATTGCAGCTTGTAGTACTAAGGCAAACAACAAACTTGCCGATATATTTTTACCCATTACAAAGCAATCTTCTACCCCCCTAGTCACAGGGGTAGGCTTTCCAGTCTAGCTGAAAATGAGGACCGTCCGGGAACTTCTTCCAATCACCACCCCAAACAATCTTAATGTCTAATTCCTCTGCTGCCTTCTTCATTGCATCACCAATAGGGTAGAACTCGTCCCACTCCCACGACACAGGATAAGGCACAACATCTACTGCATGTCCTGTCAGGTGACGAGACTTAAGTGTAGTTGACTTGCCTGTCTTCTTAAGCATCCGCTGACGTTCAATATTACGAACACCCTCAGTTACACTAAAGTCTTTTTCACTAATCTCTAATGCTCTTACAACAACAGCAACCATATCGGGATGTACCCCAGACAAGTTCTGCTTACTTCGTAGTCCTAGTGTGTATCCCATTGGTTGCTCCTTAAGAGGGTTTAGTGGGCCAAGTGATTGTGTTAGGAAACCCTGATTGTGTGGGTACGTCTCTAAGAGAAGACCTATAAGATGCCCACTCAGAGGACATGGTAAGGTCACTAGAGGCCATCCAATCAGTTTCTGCTAATTTAGCGTCACGTTCTTCACGCACTTGTTCAGATTGCCGGGCCAAAAGTTGTGCGGGGTATTGTCGCTGTAATTCGTTCCATTCCGCTTCTTGTTGCGCTGTGAACTGTACCCGCTCACCGTTTATGATGTTGTAACGTGTCATAGTTTACTCCTATGCTTTCTTAATTCCATACATCGCAATTTCGCCACTAGCTATGGCGCTGCCCCCAATAAATAGGAATCTGACTGCGTTGTTATCTTCCTCCGCTATACGAGCAGAATTTTGGTAGTTAAGTGTGGTTTGAACTGCTGCGGTCTGAATCCTAAAAAGATTGTCCATTTTTAAAACGTATGTCGCGGAATACGTATAGTTGTCGGCGTTTGTGGGTTGGTATAGTTCAAATCTCCCAGAAACTCCGTAAGTGGTAGGACTACCCGAAGATACATTTTCAGCTACCAGCATGCCAGTTGCATCTGTGTTTGAGGTCCGGTGATAATCTCCGTTTGTCGTTGCAAAGTTACTCCCGCCATCTGTTGACGTTTGGCAATACAGAGTGTCCGCTGATGCTGGGAGTACGTTATTAAACATAAAAAAGTAATTGTTGTATTCGTTGTCATCAAAACCTGTAAAAGAAACAGAGGCTGCACTACTGATTGCCCCAGATGTAGAGATAAACTCTGTAGCACCGCCACCACCAGCAGCAGCCCATGAGATGTCTGTCCCATCTGAAGTTAAGACCGTTCCTGCGCCACCCTTCGCTAACCGAGCAGTAGCACCAGAGGAGTTGCCATAAAGTATAGAACCCCTAGTAATAGAACTAAGCTGATTAATTTCTGTTCCTGTAGCGGTTAGTGCGGTAGCACCAATAGTCAACCCTTGAGTAGTAATAGACAACACATTACCAGAGGTTTCATCTATTGTTGCTATCTCTATCCAAGCATTGTTAGCGTCATTTCTAAGCATTAGTTTGTTGTTAGTACTGTCGTACCACCACTGATGCTGTACTGTGGCTAGGCTACCACCAGCCACTGAAGTGGGGTCATTGTCTCCACTAGAGTTAGAAGCTAAGGCCGCATACGCAGCGTTTAAAGCTGTCCTAGTATCAGGAAAACTTTGGTTTATGATAGTATTGCCACTAAAAGCATATTGCGACATTATGTTAGTTCCTTTCCGTAGCCCTTAGCTACATAGTCTAGGGTCACCGCATTGGTGCTTGCTGATCCCCCAGTAAAAGTGTTAATAGTGAACCCAGTTCGGGTCTTGTTTGTTATCGTGTACCTGTCACCATCAGTTAAGTTAGCTAGGGATATACCTAGAGCTGGTGTAACTACAAAGGGATCATCAAAGGTGATATTAGTTGTTCCTGTAAAGGTTATATCACTGCCAGAGGTAGTTCTATCCTGCATATCTACTGTTGCCGACAAAGCACTTACGATAGGAGTAACATTAGTATCTGTGGAGGATAACACTAGCCTAAACTCAAAGGCCCTAGCTGTTATGTCAGATACAGAAAATGCTTGCCAATCAGACCAAGTAGGCGTACCTGTAGGATCATCGTCTGTATGCCTTAGCTGAAGGGAAACAGAGGTGTCACTAAAGGCGGTAGGATCACCATCAAACAGGGCAACACCATCACCTCTATCATCAAAGTTACCTGTAGCACTGTCAAAATTAGCTGTTCTGTCAAACCTTGTGCTTGTAAATGAGAAGGTTAACCTACTTGTGTACTTTTGGCCTAAGTCAAGGTCATTGAAGAAGTAGTATATTCCAGAAGACCCGTAACCAGTGAAGTCATCAAAGAGTCCTACAGGGTCTGTGTCTTGACCCCTAGCATCAAATAATCCTGTAGCATCATCAAACTTAAAACCTTCTGCTAGTTCTAGGTAACCTTCACTATTAATAGATACCCCAGACTTAACACCAGCAAAAGATGGGTTCTCTGTTAGTGTAGCTACAACATTAAGGTCTCCAATACCTATAGAGGTAACGACAAACACAGCGGGGTTTACAGAGGAGTTAGACCCACTTGTGGTATCATCTACAGCCTTAATAAAGTATGTACCTACACCAGCATTCTGTAAAGCAAGGGTACTACTACCTACAGGTACTTGTGCTATGTTCTCAGCTTCCGAGTAGACTGCCCCACTAGTTAGGTGAGAGTACCTTATGATGTAATGTGCTAAGTCTAGGTCAGCTACTGGTGTCCAACTTAAGAACAAATTACTACCTACTACGTTACCATCGAAGTTAGTTACATCTGCTGGTGGTGCAGTTATAGTCTCTACAAAGTAATTACTTATGGTGTTGTAGTCCCCATGTACTCCAAGAGAATTAGTAGCCCTAGCCCTTATGTCATAGAAGGCATCCTCTACACCTACATGCTCTACCCTATCTGTACCTACAAATGCACCCATAGTTGCTAAGGACGTAAAGTTAGTGTCTCCTACCTTCCTAAATTGTACCTCTGCTGTATCCATAATGTTGCTTGTGTTGTTTATATCAACTAGGAGAACACCAAGGGTCTTACCCTTAACTCTCCTTAACTCAGTACTGATGTTTATGCCAAGGTTAGGCACCTCAAAAGCTGACAACAAAGTAGTATTATCTCTTTCGTAGACTATACCATCGTCAACCTCATCAAAGACACTCTCTGCTGTTTCCCTTAACACCAACTCTATTTGTAGATCGTACTCATTCTGAACACCAAAATTCCAAGAGACAACTTCAAATTCTTTGTTAGTCCAACCAAACCTAGTGTTAGTAATCCTTACGTTATCACCTGTTTGCAGTTGAAATGCACGAAGTCCAAAGGAAGCTGACATTGTTAGCTGCTGCCTGTTTTTCTCTAGCAGTATTCTAGCTATTCTCCTAGCTTCTACAGAATTATCAGTCCAAGGTAACTCAAGGTCTATAGAAGATTCTTGCCCATTATCAGCAGTAACAAAAGCAGCGTTGGTTACAGGTGGGTAGTCTGTAACTTGCCAGTTACTTTCTTCACCCTTAAACGTACCATTAACAACATTGAAGTTGTCTCTGCGAGAGTGTCTAGTTGACACGGTAATGCCTGACCTAAGATCATCTTCGTTGAGGTCTAGTACAGGAGCAGTCCAATTAGCAGCCTTTACAGTCCAATAGCCCTGAGTATACCAGATAGTACCGCCCATAGAGGTCATTAAGTCGTTTAACAACTCTTGGGGTTCTATGCCTGTGGTGAAGGCACCATTGGCTGTGTAACGTGTTGTACCAGCGTCTGTGGTATCGTCATCACATATAGTAGCAGCAGTGGTAAAGGAAGTATCATTTACGTTAGCTGTAGCTTCCCCTAGTCCGTATCCAGAACTTGTCAGGTAGTCTCTTACACACAGGGCAGGGTTATCAGACCAAGCAGTTGTTGTGTTCCTTGGGTCGTATACCTTCTTACCTTTAATGACAGCGGTAATCTCAGGCACGTTGTTAGGGAAGGCGTCTACATCAAAAGTAAACTTACAATACAAATAAGCAATGCCACGAAGTCTATGGTTCCCTGTCCAAACAGATACAGCACTAACTAAGTTACTATCGGCAGCTTGATCTGGTGATCCTAAGTGTTTATAAATCTTAATCTTGCCTTGATAACGACTAGGAGAGGTTACAGTACCACTACCGTCTATAGTTGCTACTTCATCGTTAATGTATACCTGCTCAAAAGACTCGATCTCATGTCCAGCAAAGGCCAACACTCTGTGTAGGTCTACGTTCTCTGTTCCTGTAGTGCCATCAAATATTCTAGCCCCTGCAACCTTCATCTTACCATAGATGATCTGGTGAGGTATGGTAGAACCTCTTTGTGTTACATTAAAGCCTCTTTTTTCTTGTGGCCCAGACGGGCGACCCGGCCTTAACGCCCTTGATGCTTCCCCTGCTATAGCACTACCCAGATAGGCCATTGCTAGTGCGTTGCCGAACCCCGGAATCATCGAAAGTCCAACGGTGATAACAGCGTGGATAGACCACCTAACCGCTGCCTTAAACAGCCCCTTTGCGCTAAGACCCATTAGTTAACTCCTTATGCAGTTTTAGCTTTATCAGGGCTTCTTCCCCAAATTATCTCTTTGTCTTGTAGGTCTTCGATAAAGTCCATTCCCTTGTCTCCGGGATAAACCGACTTTTGATACGCAGAAGTATATCTAGCAATACGAGGTCTCTCTAGGTCTATTAGTTTGTTCTCTACAGTTAGTTCTATAGTAGCTGTATCGGGGTTTTCCTGTATGTTCATCTGATCCATGTAACCAGAGAACGTCTGAGTTAAGGCTGTAGTGTCTGAAGTAACACCAAAGTAGATGTTACACACTCTGCCCTGATATGGCTCCTGTAGGGCAAGAGAGACTACCTCAGAGGTCATACCACTAAGGGTTATAGTAGCACCTCTAGCAGCAAGATCAGCGGCCTCATCTACAGAAGATATGTCTAGTAAGTTACCAGCACCTGTCCAAATCTTTCCGTCATAATCAAGGTCTCCTACACCTGTCCACAAGTGTATCTCATTAGGACTATCAAAGAGTAGTTCTACAGCAAAGAAGGGGTTAATGACATCATCATCTAAGGCATTAAGTACTACTGAGGGTACAGTTCTAGTCATTATGTTATAACCTCTACAGCCTCAAAGGAGATACCATAGGTACTAGAGTTACCTATCTGCCAATCTTGTACATTACTTGTTAGTCTAAAGACACCCTTAGCGTTGTCTACAACTACAGCAGCACTAGAATAGGTAGCTTTAAGATTAGGCCATATATCCACTGATCCTGTAGTAGAAATATCTGCTAAGACCTTATGTAGTCTAGCTGTGCTTGCTGAACCTAGTTGTATGTAGTCACCAGCTTTAAGTGTTGTTCCGTCAGAGATAGTAATGGTTACAGATGAAGCACCAGCAGTACCCGTAGCTGTAAGTGAACTGTCAGTAGCTGTACCTCTGGGTTCTGTGCAGTTAGGGTCACCTAAGAGGAAGGTATGCACTGGACCCTGTAAAGACAACAAGAAGGCTACCCAAGGCTCACCTAAGTCTCTCCTGACAGGTGGTATGGTAACTGATGCTTTCCATGCTTGACCTGTGTGTTGTACTATTTGTTGTTTATAAGTAAAGGGAGACTCAGATGTGGCAACAGCGTTCATAGCACTAAG